GAGTCGTTTGCGTTTACTTTTTTTGCTTGATTAACGGTCATCGCCTACCGTGCTGTCCACTCTGTTACTTGTTGCCCTGTCGAAACTATGCAGGCCCATTATAAAACATATTAAAGCAGGACTCGAACCTACATCCCTTTCGGCGACTTACCATTTGCCGCATTCAATATGTTTTATGGTGGACCTGGGGGGATTCGCACCCCCGTCCAGAACACTTTTCTCTCGGCTTCATACAGCAATAACTCTTACTTATCGCCAGGTCTTCCGTGCGATCCAATGTTGTATCTCTTGTACTTTCCACGCTAGTCCCCATGGCAGTGTGAACCATATCTTGTTGCCATTAGGAGTATACATGGTTTCACCATCATTGTCAACACCCATCAATCCTATAAACATACAATCTCCTCAGATAATTTACCACAATGTGGACAATATAACTTCTTAGGTTTCCACGCTTCCATTGTGGCGATACTGAACCATCCCTTGCACTCAGTACAAGTGAAATGATAAATGGTTTCTTTCTCCACGTTCATCGGTTTTTTGTTTGCAAGTTCAATATCATATTTTACTTATCCACAGGATAAGGCTCCACGATCCATCCGATGGCAAAAAGGTCTTGACGAATCTCATCGGTCACAGTGCTCTCACTCACATAGCCCATAAAACTGTCGGTCTCACCCACTCCCATAATGCCCGAGCAATACCAATCAATGTAATCGCCTTGGCCTCTCAAGTCGGCCACGATACCGCCGGCTGCTCGCCACGAGCATGACCAGTATTCATCTCGAAGCCGAGGCCATACTTGGTTAGGTTGAAACACATTGTTGCACATGGCTGCGTAGAGATTCTGTGCGTAGGTCTCACGGTCCTGCACTTTTTTCAACATCCATGCACATGCCCGGATGTCCTTTTCTAAGTTGTAATCAAGGTTGGTGCTTTTCATAGGATCTGGTCCGGCGTAACAGAATCGAACTGCTATCTAGGGAGTAGAAATCCCCTGTATTATCCATTATACTAACGCCAGTTGTTTGGTGGGACCTCTCGGAGTCGAACCGAGCACCAATGGATTATGAGTCCACTGCTCTAACCAACATGAGCTAAGGTCCCTATGTTACATTGTAACAGGAAAACTATTTAGTGCCAACCTGGCATTGTGCCAGATTAGCAACCGCGCACGTCGGTATTGAGGTTGGGCTGATATTCGCGGATCATTTCACGCTCGGCAGTGTGAGCTTCTGACTTGCCGCGGATCACAGCTAGGATCTTGGAAGAGAATGACTCAACACCACGCTCGCGCATGGCTTCGTACAACAACCAAGATTTGTTCTCGCTACGCGAACGATACACATGCTTGTTGAAACGCACCTTCAGGCTTTTGAGAGGAGTACTTTCAGTCTTGGCAGTGACTCCGATATAGAAGTCATCACCGGACTCTAGCATGTAGATGATATGCGTACGATCTGAGCGCTTTTTTCTGTTCATGCTGTATTATAGCATTTTGGGCATTATTGGTCAACCGAATTTGCCGTTGTTTTTTTGCAACAAAAGTTGGGATTTTTCAGGTATTCTTTAGGTATTTTAGGAACTTTTTCATGTCCCCGTACAGGGCAAACATAGTTGCTTCTTTGCTGCCGTACAAAACCAAAGTTGGAGTTTTGGATATTTGGGGAAAATACGGGCAAGTGAGTTTTTTGTTCAGTAGTAATAACTCTGCTGGCCCGGGCAAAACCTGCCGAGGATTTCCCTTATATGGAACTGGAAGTTCAAATGACCAAGATTCGATTTTTAATTCTCTCATGACATTATCGCCTTCCAGACTCAATCTCAATCCTGAATCAGGACGGAAATCCTGCCACCATGACCGCATGGCTGTATCATCAGTTATTCCGTGATCAAAATGATCGTCGGGCAATAGTTTCAGCAGTTGCTGAGTGTAATAGAGTTTATTTAACATCGGGGTAAACTTGAGACCCCTGAGTGAGCAAGACCACTGTGAATTTGTCAGTCTTGAATTGAGTATTCAGCTTGCGAGCTAGATTCTTGGCATGCCCGGGATTGCTAAACGATACCTTCTTGTACTTGGGTCCGGGGTATTGTGTGAGCATGTGACTGGTCTTGAGATTGATGGGTTTGCCATCATAAAACACAGCCCACACCCCTTCACTTGCTAAAACTTGTTCGGTTTTGTAAGTGACTTTATTGGTGTGCTCGATCAACACCTGAGGACGTGGTCTGCTCATGATATTATTTATCTCATAATCTATGCAGATTTGAATGAGCCGCCTGCTAGTTCAACCATAACTACTTCATCTTTAGGTGCAGCAGCAGGCGCTCGCATGGCCTCTAATGTTAATAGCAGTTTGGTTATATCTGCATGTAGATCTTTAGCATCTCGCATGGTCATGGTAAAATCACGTTGATTGCGTGATTCATGTGCTTTGATACTATCTACAAAACGATTGATGTGCAGGCTCATAATTTTCTCAAAAATTGTTTTAACTCAGGAGGCCTCCACCCTTGGGGTTTGAGAACTTTACCATCTTCGCGTTTGATTACCTTGCCGGTGTCATGATCGATCTTGGCAAAGTTACTGCGCATGACTTCGATCCATGCACCTTCACCATCGGCACCCATGCTATGGATAGCACCAACAGTAACAACCAAGATGTCGATCAAGGCATCTAATGTATCTACATCATTGTCAGCATCTTGTAGTTCCTGGAACTCTTCCCCAATCAATTTGATATACATGTCAAATTGATCTTGATCTCCGGTGACACTTTGATCACAGGCTGTCATGAATTTCTCTTGGTCTTTAAATACATTGGTGGTCATGGTTTTCCTTTCACGATAGCTTCTTCTTTGGTGTGGTATGGACCTTGGTACGAATATCGTTGCAAGGTAATCAGTTTGGGATTCTGTGTGATCTTCCACACACGATGTTTCTTAACATAGTACCATCCGGCAGCAAACCAGGATTTGCTATTTTCTTCTTGTGTGAATAATGGCAGTCGATGTTGTATGTCCCACATGGCATTGAATACTCGTTGCCCTGTGTCATATCCATACACTTGATTTTCTGGATTGGGTGTGGCTTCTGCCGCTGGCATGAACTCAATATCACGATCCAACATCTTGATGGTTTTGTATTTTTTTACTGTGTTGCTGATCTTCACAGTATATCCATCATCCTCTGCTTCGATTTGACCCACCTTGCGATTGTCTTTTTTGAGTATCCAATAGCGGTCGGCTATCACTGGCATGGCTAATATCAATTGAGTGCTCCTGTATATGTCTTGTTCAACCAGCGTCCAATGCTTTCTGCTGATTCACTGAGTTTGTTCAGTTCGTACTTGCCACAAAACTTTAAAAAGTGCGAGCCTACTTGGCCCACATCTTTGTGGCTGATCTGTTCGCGGATGGCTGTATCTACCACATGCTTGATCTCATCGGGTTGTGCTGTGAGATCGATCAAGGTGCGATTGCGTTCATAGTCGTCCATCACGCGATGTTCTTCACCATTGTGGTCGGTCCAACGCTGAAGCATGAGATTGTTCCAAGAATATCCTTTGCGTTCTCTGTCAGCAAAGGCCTCACGGAGACCAACTTTATTCTTTGTGCCTTTCTCACGAACTCCAGGATATGCACTGAATACATTGTCTGAGCTGTCCCCACGCATGCACTTCTCAAATAGCAGCCAGGCCGGATCCGGGATGGTCTTTGGCTGTTTAGTTTTTTTATCATTGACCGGGTTACCTTTGGCATCGAAGATACCCTCCAGTGTCAATAGCTCATCCGTGATGCCATTGAATTGTTTCACATTAGGCGCAAGCAGTTGCACAAAGTCAGTGTCTGAACTGACCACTATGTGTTCGTCTTCAGGATGCAGCGCAATCCAACGTGCGATGATATCATCGGCTTCTGCCTGGGGGTCGCGCAACACACTGCAATTGGTACGTTGGCTGAGATACTGGGTCAGCTCGTCATATGTTTCCCAGAATAATTTGTCTTCCTCGGCTTCTTGTTCGGTCATTTTACCACGTGCCACAGCACGGTTGGCCTTGTATGGCTTGTAGTGATCTTTGCGCCAGCTGCGACCTTCTAGTGCGAATACCACATGGTCGGCGTCAAATTTTCGTGCCACTTTGTTGGCTGCCATCAGCGTGATCTGCAATGCGAATCCCACTTTGGTCCATGAGTCAGATGCTCGATGCGCACTATGCCGAGCACGGAAAAACATGTTGGCAGTATCAATCAGTAGGTATTTCATCAAGTTCCAAAAGTTGGTGTTGTTTGATGTATTGTAACAGATATTTGCCCCAAAAGCAATGGGCTGCTTTACCAAAATGCCCGTTTTTACTGGTTACATGTGGGAATCCATTTGCCAAAAGCACCGAATTGTAACTCGATTCTCTTGTGTATGGGCCTATATAGCAGTTGTTCCAATCTCTGCAATTGGGCACCATCTGCACAGCCAGATCACTGAATGTGCTGTTGCCGTTGAAGAACAAGTGTCTTATTCCCTTGCTGTTGAGATACTGATGGAATTGCCAGATATTGTTGTGGCTCTCTCTAGTGCAAGCATGATGGTCTATATCAATGATGTATTGGCGATAGCGTTGCTCCAGTTCTGGCGGCACATGATCCACCCCGGATGCATTGACCTGATGCCATACGCCATCATGGAACCATTCTTCTCTTTCCCATGTACTCCACTGAATCAGCATGAAGGTGTCAGCCAACAGATCAGGATTAGCTTCTATCCATTGTGTAGTTGTGCGGATGATCCGAGGATTGCTACCGCCGGCTTGACTTTGATTAATTCTCTTGCAACCTATTAAGTCTGCTAGCACAGCACCAAAACTTACTTTTTCGTTGTCAGGATGTGGGTGCCTTCCTTTTCCCCAGAATTTTCCATCGTCTTCGGCCCAACCGTATGGTGATCCGGC